ATACCCGAGACGACGGACAACCTGAACGGGATGCTCGACGTGTTCCGGCTGCTGCAGCCCGCTGGGTTGGCGATGCACGGCGTCCGCGAGGCGGCCCAGGACATGGGCGTCGGCGTCGAGACGGCGACCGACGATGCGGCGACGGGGATGAAGTTCATGGCGGACGCCTCGAAGGATGACCTTCACGTCGTCCAGACGGACCTCGAGGACACGGGCGTCGCGGCCGAGGAGATGGGATCAGCGGCGACGCGCGGCGCGAACGACTTCCGCACCGCCGTTCGCTCGACGCTCGACTCCGTGGCGGCGCTGCGCGCTGGCATCACGGGCGATGCCGCGGCTGTGGCGTCAGCGTTGTTCGATCCGATGATCGCCCAGTTGGAACTCGTCGAACTCCAAGAGGAGCTCCGAGCGAACCGCAAGGCGCAGCGCGACTCCGAGACGACCGCCGAGGAGCAGACGCAGCTGAAACTGCGCGAGCAGAACATCCTGAAGTCGATGATCGAGCAAAACGCGCTGCTGCTGACATACGGCACCGAGGCCGAGCAGATCAGCAAGACGAAGGCGTTCCTGACGTCCGACTGGTGGCGGCAGGCGTACGAGGGCGCGACGCCCGAGCAGCGCGACGCGCTCGACGCGTGGAAGTTGACCCTCCAGGGTCGGCTCGATGCGATGGAGGGCTCCGCTCGCGAGGGCGGCGGCGATCTTCGCGACGGCTACATCGGCGAGTTGAACAAGGGCGGCCCGGGTGTCCAGTCGGCGATCAACTCGTGGTCATCGGCCGCGCAGAGCGCGTTCGACAAGGCCAAGGCCGCAGCGCTCGCCGCCGGCAAGGGGACCGGCGCGGCATACGCCGCTGGACTGCGCGCCTCGTGGGGACTCGTCAATGATGCGGCTTACTACGTCGGCACCGCGATCGGCCCTCTCAAGCCGTCCTCGCCGCCTCCAGCCGTTCCGTGGATCATCGACGCGGGCGCGACGCTGGGCGAGATGTGGGCCCAAGGCATCGCTTCGGCCCAGGGTGCGGTCGGTGACGCCTCGCGCGTACTCGCGAGCGGACTGGCGCTACCGTTCACCGCGCCGATGAGCGGTGCGCTGCCGCTGGCATACGCGGGTGCCGAGTCGGGCGCCGCGCCTCGCAGCGGCAACGAGTACCACGTCCACATTGACGGCCTGATCAAGGCCACTGACCCGTTCGAGGTCGCCACCCAGATGGAGCGGTTCCAGCAGACGGGCGTGCTGCCGCCGCCCGAGGACGAGTACCGATGACGAGCGCGATTAGCACCGTCGGTCTGACCTACGACGGCAGCGACCTTCAGTCCTCGGACCTCAGCCTCTACCTCAAGGTGGTCCGCGGCCTGTGGGAGACGCCGAGCGTTCGAGGCGACGACACGGTGGTCCCGGCACTTGCCGGGCGGGCCGAGGGCAGCCGCGTGAACGACCTCCTAAAGATCGAACTCAGGGGCTGGGTGCGGGCCGATCCCGACCTCGACAGCGACCACGAGGACGCCGTCGACTCGGTCCAGGCGAGCCTCCTCCTCCTGCGCACCTTGTTCGCGAGCGACCGCGAGCGGGCGGACCTCGTGGCAACGCTGCGCGACGGCACCACCCGCACCGTCAGCGCCCGCCCGCTGAACATGATCACGACGGAGATCGTCGAGGGCTGGTGGTACAACCTGAGCGTCGAACTCGAAGGCTACGACGACTGGGCTGACGAGGGCTCCTGATGGCCCGCGGCGACATCGTCCAGACGAACTACAAAATCTACACGCCTATGGCGCTGCCGACGCACGGCTCGTTCGTCATGGACCAGGCGCCGACGCCGGGGAACACGCTGTACGTCATCATGTCGTTCCGGCAGCGGACGCACACGACGGCGCTCGACGGCTTCACCAACTTCACGGGACGGGTCTACGCGCCCCTGGACGGGCATCAGGACTTCAGCGTCGAGGCGTCACACCGGATCGTCCAACTGGGCGACTCAGCCACCGTCACCGGCGCCGACTTTGGGACCTCGTCGGGTGAGCGGGCGGTCATCTACTGGGAGGTAGAGGGATCGTTCGCGGCGCCGACGACGCACGGCACCGACTGGGAGGACGAGTCCATTGGGCCGCTGGGCAGCTCGCCTCAGAACGGCCTCTCGCTCGGCACGCTGGTCGCCCCGTCATCGGCCGCGGTGATGTTCGGGGCGATGGTCGAGCGGAACAACCTCGGCGTGTCCTTCAGCGGCACTCCCGTGTCGCCCTCCGTGGAGGACGGCGACAGCGACTCCGGGATGCCGATGTGGGGCGGACACCGCGAGATCGTCGCAGGCGGCACGTACGACGTCCAGATGAACGCCACCTTCGCGGGCGCGATGCGGGGCTACGTCAGCATCGTGTTCGTCATCGACATCTTCGAGGCGCCGCCCCCTCCGGGTCCGGGCGATCAGAACGACATCGTGGACGACGATGACGTGTTCCTGGACACGATCGTCAACGTCAGCGACAAGGTCATCAGGATCGAGCGGCAGGGCTGGGGCAGCGGCTCGTTCAAGATCAGGCGGGACGCCGCGGACGCCGACCTCGTGGGCACGGGGCGCGACGGGCGCATGGTCGTGGTCACGATCCCGCGCATCTCGGTCGACCCGATCTTCCGCTGGATGATCGAGAACGTGCAGACGCATGTCGTCCACGAGGACGAGGACGCCGGCGAACTCATCGCGGTCGCCGGGCGCGGGGCGCTCGCCTACCTCGGTCGCGCCCGCTGGTCGCCGTACTCGTATGTGAACCCCGGTTTCGATCCGCCCGCTGACGGCGTGATCCACGGACCGGCAGGGACCGGGAACAAGGCCGGGCAAATCCTGTGGCGGATGATGCAGGAAGCGCAGCACGTCGATCGCCCGCAGCAGCCGCTCCCGCTCGTGACGTACGACTTCACGCAGACGGTCGACTCCGAGGGGGACACGTGGACGCTGACGCCGATGACCGAAGAGTTGTCGTCGGGTCGCATCGGCGAGAACTACCTCAGCGGCCTCATGGAGTTGTGGGGCACCGGCGGGATCGACGTCGTGATGCTGCCCGACATGGAGTTGTACGCGGTCAACTCGTACGGTCGCGATCTCACCGGGACGTCGTTCGCGACTGACGTGGTGCGATTCGTCAAGGGCGTGAACATCGCCGACCGCCTCAGCCGAACTCGCGGGACCGAACTTCCGGCGACGCATATGTGGGTGAAGGGAACCGGACAGGCGTACATCGAACCGCCCGCGGAGCTCCCCGACGCGGGCAGCCGCCCGGTCGTCGAGGCGTACATGGAGACGGAGGGCAGCGACCTCGACGCGCTCGAGGAGATCGGCCTTCAGGCGCTCATCGACGGGCTACGCCGAGGCGAGTCGGTCGCGCTGAACATCCTCGTCCCCATGCTCGGGCTGGAGGACCCGCTCGTCGGCCTCTATCTCCCTGGGCCCGAGGGCACCAGCGGTCATTACTGGGTCGGCGACACGATCACCGTCAGCACGGGCACGGGCGTCGACGACTTCGACGACGAGGACGCCCGCATCGAGGCGATCACGATCCACCACGACGACGCAAACAACATGCGCGTCAAGGTGGAACTCATCGCGACGACGATCCTCGGACGCGGCGTCCGTCCAGGTACGCCGGGCAGCAACGGCACTGGGCCGATCAACACCACCGGCGGCACTGCCCCGCCGCCGCTGCCCACCGACGGTCAGGTCAACGCCCACCTCGTCGACACCGTAGGCGCTCACCAGGCGCAGGCCATCAGCATCATCGACGGCGGCGGCAACTACACCGCGAACAATGTCGAGGACGCTCTCGAAGAGGTCGCCGACGAGGTTGACGCCCACTTAGCCGACACCGCTGACGCCCACGACGCGAGCGCCGTCAGCGTCGCCGACGCGGGCGGCTACTACACCGGCACCGACGTGGAAGCCGCCCTCCAGGAGATCGGCGCGGGCGGCATCGGTGGCGGAGGCGGTGGCGGGGCGCTGCCCGCCATCATTCAGGACAAGGCCAACGAGAACAGCGCCTCGTCCACAATCGCCATCACCCTCGACGCAACGCCCATTGTCGGCAACCGGATCATCGTCGGCGTGAGCGCCCTTGGACGCGATGCCAACAGCGTGACGGCGACGAACATCACCTTCACGAAGATGGGCGTTGCGAACAACGGCAGCACCATCTTCGCCGCGATCTGGGTCGGCGTCGTCGGAAGTTCACCGGGTTCGACGATCACCGCGAGTTTCACCGGAAACAACTTCAACCAGATCGTCGCGGTTGAGGTCGCGGACGCGCTGACGCCTGCGGTCGGGAACTCCGCGACCGTGAACGGCACCAGCGTCGTTCAGGCCAACCACGCCGCGCTGACGAGAGCGCAGAGTGTCGCAGGTCGGTTCTGGGCGGCGTACGGCGCGACCGACAACGGGACGATCCAGATGGGAATCTGGGCTAGCCAGCCGAGCCAGTCGGCCTTCTCGCCGTCGTGCCATCTCCAGATCGGCTACTGCACTACCGGCGGCATCCTCGTGGTGCAGCCGTTCATGGGTACGACGAGCGCCGACTACGCTGTGTATCTGGCGACCATCACCTGATGCCACGCCATGGCCGGAGGTAACGGTGGCCCGCCGCCCGAGTTGTTCACCAAGATGCGAGCGATCGGCGGACTGGCGTTCTGCGCCGCCGCCGTCATCATCGCGGTCATCGACGCGCTTCGCGTCGACGTCGAGATCAACGGGTTCCAGTTCTTCCTGCTCTGCGGGACGGGCGCGCTGCTGCTCGGCGTCCAGGGCATCGAGCGGTTTATGAAGCCGTGAGGATACTCGTCGTTCCGACGCTGCTCGTCGCGCTCGTCGTAACGATCGCGCTGACGATCCAGGACACCCGCCTCGCCGCGACGATCGTCTGGGGAGCCGGCACCGCGCTCGTCTGGGGAGCGGTGTTCGTCAAGGCGATCCGTCAGTGGCGAGCGTTCAAGGATCGTCGCTCGCGCGGTGACGTTCTCAGCGATGGCGCGCTGTTCATGGTCGCCGCCGCGGCGTCAGCCGCCATCGGCTTCGCGCTGTTCTCGCAGGAAGCCCAGCCGGACGATCCGCTGCGGCAACTCGCGCGGATGTTCAGCGCGATCGCCCTGGGCGGCTTCCTCGCGGCCGGGTTCGTGAAACTCACCGAAGCGCCGCCCGATCCGCCCGGGAGCTCCTAGCCGCCGCCTGCAAATCGCGTCTCACGCCATGAGACGCCACGTCCCAGTCGGGATCGTATCGCGTATCGTGTCGATCACGAGGTCGCCCATGGACGGGCGGCGAAGGGAGACGACACGATGCCACAGGTCGCGATTTGCAACAAGTGCGGTAACGCGAAGAACGTCGACGCGACGAACTTCTACCGCGACACGAAGTCCGGCGGCTTCAACACCAACGTCTGCAAGGACTGCTATCGAGCGTCACGTCAGTCGTCGACGCCGCGCGGGCCTCGCACCCAGAGCGCGAAGCGCGCGACGACGCGCACCGTCACGGCCGGCAGCGTCTCGTTCATCGCGAGTCCGAAGTTGCTGAACCTCTTCGGCGCTGTCGAGGCGGCGATCGCCGACGGCAACGACGCCGACAACGTGATGTTCCTCGGCCCCAGCGGCTGCGGCAAGACGACTGCGGCGAAGTTCCTCGCCGAGCGTTTGTCCCTTCCGTTCACCCACGTCGACGCCGCCGCGATGACGGACCCGGAGTCGTGGTTCGGGACGCGCGAAGTCGTCGCCGTCGATGGCGTCAGCGTCACGACGTACCACCCGTCGGCGTTCGTCGAGGCGATCCAAAAGCCCGGCGTCCTGCTCATCGACGAGATCAACCGCGTCCGCGACGAGCATCGGAACATCATCCTGCCGCTGACCGACGGCACGCGCTCGGTGACGAACCCGCTGACAGGCGAGCGCGTCGAGCGCCATCCCCAGTGCATCATCATCATGTCGGGCAACAGGGGCCTCCAGTTCACCGGGACGTACGCCGTCGACCCAGCGTTGATGACGCGCGCGTACGTCTGCGGCTTCACGTACCTCGATCCCGAGGCCGAGTCGCAGTTGGTGATCGACCGCTGGAACGTCGAGCCGCGCGTCGCGTCGACGTTCGTCCGGCTCGCGAACGAGACTCGGGCGCGGGCGGCTGAGGACCCGGACTTCATCGGCGTCTCGACTCGCGAGGTGCTCCAGGCCGCGAAGTTGGTCCGCTACGGCGTCAGTCCGGACGAGGCGGTCGCGGTCGCGATCCTCGAACTCGCGAGCGACGAGGGTGGCTCGGACTCGATCCGCGAGTCGATCCGGAAGTTGTGGATCGGCGTCCGCCCCGGTCTCATGGCGTGAGACGTTGGTCCTAGGACTCGACAGACGAGAGTGGTTCGCGTACCTTGTACGTACGCGAACCACGCGAAGGGAGAGCAAGCGATGATCGACACGACGAACGACGGACCGGAAGTCATCTACCTCGACGACGAGGACGACTACGAGCAGGACGACCTCTGGGCGACCTCGTACGACTCCGGTTGGTCGAAGTGGCGTTCCGAGACGGGCTACGCGGTTCGACGAACGAACCTCGACATCGATCGCGTCGCGATCGGCGCGAAGATGATCAAGTCGTTTGTCGACACGTTCTCTCGCCCGGGCGAGCGCTACACGGTCACGTTCAACAACTCGAAGTCCGCGCAGTCGTCGCGAGACTCGAAGCAGGTCCAGATCAGCGCGGGCCCGCTGTACGACAACGACCTCAGCCACGACGAGGCCGGACGGGTCCTGATGGGACTCGCGTGCCACGAGGCTGGGCACTCGCGCTACGGCGCGGATCACGAGGCCGCGGTGCGCCGCATCTTCGGAACGGCGTCGACGCCTCACGCGCTGTCGAACCTGCTCGACGACATCTACCTCGAAGCGTCGTTCATCGCCGAGTACCCCGGGTTCGCGGGCATCTTCGCCCCGGTTGTGGCCTGGGTCGGGAAGCAGCATGAGACGACGAACCCGCGCGGTACGGAACTGCTCGTGGGCGTCCGAGCGACGCGCTACCACGACAAGTACGACTGGGCCGGCATGGAAGAGTCGCGCGACTGGTGGACCAACTGGGCCGCGACGTACGCGGTGCAGTCGACGCCGAAGCACGTCGAGGGCATCCGCGTCGCGCTGGAGCGGATCGTCGACGAGGCCGCTCAGGACGCGCCGAAGGGCGAGACCCAGACCGGCGAGTCGACCCAGGGCGATCCGACACCGAAGGGCGAGACCCAGACGGGCGAGTCGACCCAGGGCGAGAGCGTCGAGAGCGAGTCCGCCGGTGAGGCTCCCGCGAACGACGTCGACCTCGCCGCCGCGGCTGACGCGACGATGGACTCGCACGATCAGGTCATCGCGCTGCAGCAGTCGGAGGTCTCCGACGCCGCGAACGTGGGCACGTCCAACGCGCGATCGCAGGAGGCGCAGAACGTCCTCGACGACGTGCGGACGGGCGAGATCGTCGACGGCAACCTCGTACAGCGGATCAACATCCGACAGGCCAAGTCGAGCGGCCGGAAGGTCACCGCTCGTCCGACCGGCGCCGCTGCTGCCGCGATCCGCATGGCGTTCATGCGGGGCCGCGGTGGTCACACCGACATCACGAAGGGCACCAAGCGCGGTCGCTGCGACAACTCGTCGCTCTGGCGAGTCGCGAACAACGACCCGCGGATGTTCCACCGCCGCAGCGCACCGTCGCCCCGGTCGTGGCTCGTCTGGATCATGGTCGACTGGTCGTCCTCGATGAGCGGCGAGGAGGAAGAGATCATGTCCGTCGCCCGGGCGTTCGCAGCAGCGGCTCGGACCGAGTCGTCGATGCGGCTCGCGATCAAGTTGTGGACGTCGCCGCAGCCCGGCTCGTACGCCAGCGCTGGCATCGTCGACGTCTGGCAGACGGGCGACTCGATGACTCGCCTCGACGAGGTCAACCGAGCCGCGATGGGCGGGACGCCGGACGCGCTGACGATGAAGTGGGCGCGGCGCGCGATCGCTCGCGAGGTCCGCGGCGACGAGTCGCCGATGATCGTCATGGTCAGCGACGGCGCGGGGTTCGTCGCTCAGTTGACGAAGGAAGTCGCCCAGGCTCGCAAGGACGGCATCGAAGTCCTGAGCGTCGCCGCCGGGAGCGTCAACCCCCAGACGCAGGAGACGGTCTACGGCCCGAAGGAGTACGTCGCGTGGGCCGGCTCGATCACCAAGACCGCCGGCAATCTCGCTCGGCTCCTCGTCCGGAAGATGGCGTAACGATGGCACGAGCGCGAAGCGGGCGACTCGCGTCGCCCGCGAATGCCGGCGGACCCAACCACTCGCACATCGAGCGCGCGGACGACCACGTGAACCGCGCGCTCCAGGTACAGCGCATCGCACCCGCTGAGGTTCATCGCGTCGCCCACGATCGCTCGCTGACAGCAGCGGAGCGACACGCTCGACGACGCCGCGAGCCGCAGGACGCGCATCATCCGATGCGGTACCTCATCTGCTGGACGTGCGGCGTCCAGGGTCCGAGCGTCGGACCGAATGGCTGCGATGACACCCAGGGGTGCGAGCGTCGCGCCCGGAACTGGAGGTAAGGGAGAATGCCGGACACCACACCGATCGCACCCGAGGTCGAGGCGCGGGTCAGGGAACTCGTCGCGTCGGGCGTCAGTCGCGCGGCGGTCGCCCAGCAACTCGGCATCGGCAAGACGTCGGTCTACCGGATCGCCCCGGCGGGCAAGCCCCAGATGGGAGGCGGCGCGCGCACCGTGAAGGCGGCGATCGTCGACGTGCTGCGCGAGACGCCTGGCCTCGACACGCGCGAAGTCGCTCGTCGGCTCTCGCACCTCGACGAGGGTCGCTGGCGGACGATGGGGACGCACTCGATCCAGCACGTCCTGCACTCGATGGTGAAGCAGAACGTCCTCACGGGTCGCGTGTCGCGCGACGGTCGGATCAAGATGCTCGTCGACCTCAGGGTGGTCGAGACTCGCGAGACGAGCGTTGCGCTCCCGCTCGACGCGGCGCGTATCCCCGACCTGACGCGCATCAGGCCGCCCGAGGTCGAGAACCGCCAGACGGGTTCGCATCCTGCGGGCTACTCGCGAGGGCGTCACGCCGTCGGACGGGACTACACCGACCCGTGGCGTCACGGGACGCGCGCCCAGGGCGGGCCTGTAGAACGGACGAGGAGCGCGATCCCGCCGGTGGCCGAGTCGATCGTCACGCCCGAACCTACGCCGTCGCCGTGGCCTGTTCTGGCGGAACTCCGAGCGCGCCGCGAGGCGAACGGGCGCGGAGTGGCTGACGCCGCGCGTCTGCTCGATGCTGCCGCACAGATCGAGGACGTCTGGCCGGAGAAGTCGCGCGAACTGGAGCAGCGCGCCAACGACCTCGCCGCAGCCGCGTCGATGACGGAGGCGGAGATCGAGTACCTGAGGTTCGCGGATGAGCATGACGAGTAGGAACGCGAGAGGGAGACGAACGCATGGCCGAGACGTGGGTCGGACCGAGGGATCGGTCGATCCTGAGCGACGAGCAGGTGGAGCGGATGACGCGCATCACCGAGATGCAGCGGGCGCGAGCGGCCCTGCTGGCGAAGCGCGAGCAGGGCGCGCGGAAGGAGAGCGAATGACGACGCTGATGGCCCTGGGCGACCTCTCGGTTCATGAGGCCGCGGAGTCCCTGGGCCTGTCGCCGGTGACGGTGCGGAAGGCGCTTCGCGAGGGGCGCCTCCGCGGGCGTCGCATCATGGAGCGCCCGGGGTGGAGTATCCTCGTGATCGACGAGGCGAGCGTCGAGGAGTACCGTCGCGTCCACCTCGGACGACACGGCAAGCCGTCGCGGAAGTGTCTCGACTGCGGTCACTCGCCGGTCCGACACCCGCGCTCGCACGAGTACCGGATGGACCCGCGACTGGAGGGGCGCGATGCCGAGGCTCACTGACGCGCAACTCGAGGAGCGAGCGCTCGGGCTAGGCGCGACCGACGTCGCGATCGCAGCGGGATTGGACCCGTACACGACGCCGTTCGAACTCTACCTGCAGCGCATCGGCGAACTCGACGTGGAGGCGACGATCGACCAGGCGGCGCGCGATCGCATGGAGCGCGGTCATCGCCTCGAGGACGTCGCGCTGGAGTGGGATCGCGACGTCAGCGGCGAAGCGTTCGAGCGCGTCAACCGCACGATCTGGCACCCGACCGTCCCGATCATCTTCTGCCACCCCGACGCTCGTCGCAAGCCGTTCAAGACGACAAAGCGCCTCATCGAGGTCAAGACGGCGAAGTGGCCGTGGAAGGAGGTCCCGCGCAAGACGGAGGCGCAGGTCCAGGTCCAGATGGCCTGCACCGGCGCGATGAGCGTCGACATTCTCGTCCTCGGCTTCGACGGCCCACCGACGCGCTTCCTCGTCGAGCGAGACGACGCGCTGATCCACGCGCTGGAGAAGGTCGCCGTGGCCTTCTGGCAGCGCCTCGAGGACCGCAATCCGCCGCCGATCGACGGGAGCTCCGGGGCAGCGAAGTGGCTGGATCGCACCCGCTGGGCGAACGAACCCGAGATGCGAGCGAGCGACGTTCAGCGCGATCTGCTCGACTCGCTCATCGCCACGCGCGAACGCATCGACGCGCTCGAGGCGAGCGAGGACGTGCTGGTGAACCAGATCAAGGACACGATGGCCGGTGCGGGTCGACTGAACGCACCCGGCATCGGAAGAGTAGTGTGGACGGCCCCGACAGTCGTCCGGAGCACCAAGTGGAAGGAGGTCGCGACCGCGTATCGCCAGGGCCTGCTGGAACTCCCAGCCGATGTCGTCTCGAAGGTCGTCCCGCACGTCGCGGCCGACGTCAGCGGCGACCTCGATGTCATCCAAGGCCTCTACACGAGCGAGCGAACGTCGAGGACGTTCACCGTGACGCCAGAGAAGGGAGATGCACCGTGACCGACAGCAACCTACCCGCCGTCGTCCACCCGGAGGCGCCGGAGTTGACGCCGTTCGAGGTGATGGAGAAGGTCATCACGTCCGGCGACCTCGCGGCGATGCAGCCGCAGGAGCGCGTCGCGTTCTACTGGAGAACGTGCGAGTCCCTGGGCCTGAACCCACTGACGCGGCCGTTCGACTTCATCCGCGACCGGGAGGGGCGACTGACGATGTACGCCCGCAAGGACGCGACCGACCAACTGCGACGCATCAACGGCGTCAGCGTCGTCCGACTCGACGCGCAGGAACGCGGCGACCTCGCGACCGTGACGGCGTACGTCGTCGACAAGAGCAAGCGGCAGGACTCCGCATTCGGCGCGGTGTCGATCAAGGGCCTTGGTGGCGAGGCGCTGGCCAACGCGTGGATGAAGGCCGAGACGAAGGCGAAGCGACGCGCGACCCTCTCGCTCGTCGGGCTGGGCTTCCTCGACGAGTCGGAGGCGGAGAGCGTCGGAGCAGTCGTCGACTTCGATCCCGAGACGGGCGCCGTCGACGAGGCGAAGCCCCCGCCGAAGTCGCTCGTCGAGGCTGTCGAGGCACAGGCCGAGAGGCTCGCGACCACGGTCGAGACGACAAGCGCGCCCGAGGGCGAGGCGTCGACGACACCCGCAACCGACGACGGCGCCTCGGCAGTCCTACAGGCGGAGCCGGAAGCGGCGATCCTGACCGAGCCGATGCCGGTCGAAGTCTCGGCGCAGTACGCCGTCGACGACGACGAGGAAGAGGAAGGTGACGTCGAGCCGACGCCGATCCGCGCGCCGGCTGGGCCGGGCCTGACCGTCTCGCAACTCGCGGACCTCGCCCGCGCGGCGAACATCGGCAAACTGCGCTTCGCGTCGGAACTGGACGTCGTTCCCGCTGACGTCTCGAAGCGCATCGAGGACATGAGCGACGAGCAGCGGCACGCGCTCGCCCTGCGGCTCGGGCTCATCGAGTGAGCGACGAGCGGGAAGAGGCCGAGCAGGTCGGCCTCTTCGGCTCCGACGAGGAGTTCCATCGGGTGTGGTCCGAGTGGAACGGCATGCCGGAGTTCTCGAACGACAACCGACGCGCGGCGTCGAGCGTGATGGTCCACTTTGCGTCCGCCGCCGACCGCGCGGCGTTCGAGGAGCTCCTGGGCCAGAAGTTGCCGCTGGGGAAGCGCCTCGGCTCGATCTGGTACCCACCAGAGGCGGCGTTCGGCGTCGTCGACAAGCGCTACCGCGTGCCGGAGGAAGCATGACCGCTGAACTCCGCACGCGACGCCAGAAGCGGCACATGGACGCGTCGACGTCGAGCGGCTTCGCGACGTTCGCGGGCGTTAGTCGACGCCGAGCGACGACGGCGGGACGACACCCGCTGTACATCGTCTCGAAGGGTCGCTGGGATACGCAGATGACGTCGAAGGCGCTGACCGACATGAACGTCCCGCACCACGTCGTCGTCGAACAGGCGGAGGTCGACCTCTATCGCGAGCGAGGACGTGCGTTAGGGATCGACCTCGCCGAGTACGTCGTCCTAGACCCGGCGTTCCAGCGCGACTACGACGCGCTGGGCGACTTCCCGTCACCCGGCTCGGGAGCCGCGCGCAACTTCGCGTGGGAGCATTCGATCGCCCTGGGCGCCGAGTGGCACTGGGTCATGGACGACAACATCCAACGCTTCCATCGCTTCAACCGGAACGTCAAGACCCCTGTCGCCGACGGGACGGTGTTCCGGTGCATGGAGGACTTCTGCGAGCGCTACGAGAACGTCGCGATGGCCGGTCCCAACTACTTCATGTTTGCGTACGCGAAGGACGACCGCTATCCGCCGTTCTACCTCAACACCCGCATCTACTCCTGCAACCTCATCCGCAACGACGTGCCGTTCCGGTGGCGCGGGCGCTACAACGAGGACACCATCCTGTCGCTCGACATGCTGAAGGCGGGCTGGTGCACGATCCTGTTCATGGCGTTCCTGCAGTTCAAGATGGTGACGCAGACGATGAAGGGAGGCAACACCGACGAACTCTATGCCCAGGGCACGTACGACAAGTCGAAGATGCTCGTCGACGCTCACCCTGACGTCGCGTCGCTCGTCTGGCGACACGAGCGCTGGCACCATGAGGTCGACTATCCGCGCATCGCTCGCCACAACGTTCTCAGGCGTCGCCCTGACGTCGAGGTGCGCGAGGGCGTCGACAACTACGGGATGATCCTCGAACGCATCGACCAGCAGGGCGTCTGGCATCGCATGGCGGCCGACGAGCCGCGCTACCCGTGGGAATGAAGGGAGAGACATGACCCAAGTCCAACGACTCCGCGACTACCTGCGCCGCAACCCTGGCGCGTCGTCGCTGGAGATCACCCTCGCGTTGTCGATCGTGAACGTCACGGGCCGCGTCAGCGACCTACGCACGCTGCCGGGAGTCGTCGTCGACTGTCGACGTCGACCGGACGGACGCGACGGGTACTGGCTCGTCGAGGCGCACCCACCGCAGCCAGAGGGAACGGAGCAACTGACGTGGACCGGTTCCTGATCATCGGCGAGCAGCCGAGCGCTACGGGCGACGACTCGAAGCCGCTCGAAGGCGCGATCGGCGCTCGTCTCGCGGAGTACGCCGGCCTGTCGCTCGACGCGTACCTCGAGCGGACCGAGCGACGCAACCTCGTCGCGTATGCCTCTCCGACGTGGCCCGCGAACGAGGCGGCGCGCAACGCCGGGATGATCTGGGGGGAGCTCCTGGGTCGCCAGACGCTCATGCTGGGCCAGCGCGTCAGCGCAGCGTTCGGTGTGAAGTGGGCGGCGCTCCAGTGGGTGACGCTCGACGGTCGCGGGACGCGCGTCGCGATCATCCCGCACCCGTCGACGCGCAACCTCTGGTGGAACGACGCGTCCAACAGGGCGGCGGCGAGGCGCTTCCTCGCGATGACGTTCGGCACGGCGCCGTTCGACGAGCGATGATGTACGACCGACCGTGGACTCGCATCCCGTTCAAGTTGTCGCCGGGGCAGCGGAACGCGATCATCGTCGAGAGCGAGCGAGGAGCGTCCGTGACGGCTCTGGCCGATCGGTACGGCGTGCACCGACGAACCATCCGGCGTACGATCGAGCGCGGCGCCGCGCCGATCCACGACGTGCACATCGGGTCGTGGTCCGCATCGTTCGTCATCGACGACGAGCGCGGGCCGGTGCGCGTCAGCGAGTGGGTGGAAGATGTCCCGGACTGACATCACGTTCACGCGCGCTGACGTCAGCGTCGATCACCTCGACGACGCGAAGGTCCGCAAGTTGTGGCGCCGGCTGGGCGACTCGTCGCTCATGTGCGAGGCCGTGACGGTGCACCTCGCGGTCGTTCTCGCCTCGTGGCGCTCCGGTCGAAGGATCACGGTCCACGACGCGACGCCGATCTGGCTGACGATCTCGGAAGGCACCTTCGACGCGCTCGTCGAGGTCGGCCTCCTCGATCGCTCGGGACGCATCCCGACGCGCTCGTGGAGTCGTCACTTCGACCCGGCGCTGGGTCGTAGGATCGAGCGGATCGAAGCCGGAAAGCGGGGCGGTAAGGCCTCCGCCGAGCGGAGGTCAAGCGGAGGTTCAGCGGAGGTCAACCCAACCAACCAACCAACCATACCAACCAACCATACAACCAACCAACCATCGCGCGGACGCGCGCGGAACGGCACCTCGGCTACGGAGCCGGTGCCGTTGCGCGACGCGCTCATCGCCGCCGGAGTCGATCCGAAACTCGTGAAGGGAGAGCGCACATGAGCAACGTCTGTGTCGTCGGCGCGGGTCACGTCGGACTCGTCGTCGCCGCAGGTCTCGCCGAACTGGGTCACCGCGTCAGGGCGGTCGACGTCGACGCTCGACTCGTCGATCGTCTCAACGACGGAGAGGTCGACATCGAGGAGCCGGGCCTCATCGAGCAGGTCGCCGACGGCGTGATGAACGGCAAACTTACGTTCGGCACCGTCTACGCGTCGGCGCTCGCTGACGCCGAGTACGTGTTCCTCTGCGTCGACACGCCGCAGACGATCGCCGGAGCAGCCGACCTGTCGCGCATCCGCTCGGCGTGTCGCTCGATCGCCGAAGTCGTCAACGGCTCGTCACCGATCATCGTCATCAAGTCGACGTCACCGATCGGCACGGGCGAGACGATCGAGGACCTCCTGCGAGCATCGCTGCCCAGCCCACGGATCGTCTCGAACCCCGAGTTCCTTCGACAGGGCCACGGCGTGATGGACTTCCGAGCGCCCGATCGGATCGTCGTCGGTTCGCGCTCGTCGATGGACGCGCTCGCCGTCGCGTCGCTGTATCGCGCCAACTGCCCGGTCATCGTCACCGACACCCGCACCGCCGAGATGACGAAGTACGTCGCGAACGCGTTCCTCGCCACGAGGGTGTCGTTCGTCAACGAGGTCGCCCGTCTCTGCGACGTGCTGTCGACTGACGTCGACACGATCGTCGAGGGGATCGCGAGCGACCCGCGGATCGGCCGAGCGATGTTCACGCCCGGCATCGGCTACGGCGGCAGTTGCCTGCCGAAGGACGTCGCCGCGCTGCGCTACGCCGGCGAGGTCATGGGAGCTCCGACGCCGTTGCTGTCCGCCGTCGAGAGCGTCAACGACTCGGCGAAGCGAACGATGGTGCGCCGCATCCGGCTCGCGATGAACGGCCTCGAAGGCAAGCGCGTCGTCGTCTGGGGCCTGACGTTCAAGGGCGGGACCGAGGACGTACGCCAGTCGCCGGCCGTCGATGTGGCGCGGATGCTCGTCAACGAGGGCGCGCACGTCGTCGCGTTCGACCCGAGCGTCGACGAGTTCGACGGCCTCGAAGTCGCGTTCGGGATGTACTCCGACCTCGGCGACGCCGAGGCGCTCGTTGTCCTCACGGACCACGCGGTGTTCCGAACGGCCGCATGGGACATGGTCGCCGCCGCGATGGTCGACGGCGCGTGGGTGTTCGACGGCCGCAACGTCCTGAACCCGACGACGATCACCGAGGCCGGACTGACGTACGTCGGGACGGGCAGGTCGGCGCGATGCTAGTCCTCATCGCCGGAGGCGCGGGCTTCATCGGGAGTCATCTCGCCGACTCGTACCTCGCTGACGGCCACGACGTGACGATCGTCGACAACCTGAGTTCCGGCTCATTCTCGAACGTCCCGGGGCGCGCGCTGTTCGTCCTGCGGGACGTCTCGGATCGCGACATGCGAGAGCGCTTCTCCGAGGCGCCGTTCGACGTCGTGATCCACCTCGCCTCGCCCGCCTCTCCGACCCACTACCTCGTCGATCCGCTGGGCACGCTCGCGGCGAACAGCAGCGGGACGCTGAACCTCCTCGAACTCGCGAACGCGAAGCGAGCGCGGTTCATCTACGCCTCGACGAGCGAGGTCTACGGCGATCCGCTCGTCCATCCCCAGCCGGAGACGTACTTCGGCAACGTCGATCCGATCGGCGTCCGCTCGTGCTACGACGAGGGCAAGCGCTTCGGCGAGGCGCTGACGATGGCGTATCGTCGAACGCATGGCCTCAGGACGACGATCCTGCGCATCTTCAACACGTACGGCCCACGGATGCGGCTCGACGACGGTCGCGTGATCCCGGCCTTCCTCGACGCGTGCCTGAACGATCGTCCCATGCCGATCCACGGCGACGGCACGCAGACGCGATCGTTCATGTTCATCAGCGACCTCGTCGACGCGATCCGACTCGTCGAGGCCTCCGGTAACGACGCCGACGGCCTCGTCCTGAACGTCGGCAACCCAGAGGAGGTCACCGTTCTCGAACTCGCCGCGCGGATCGCGGTCGACCTCGACGCCGACTACCTCCCAGAGCGCGAGGGCGACCCGAAGCAGCGACGGCCCGACATCGCGGCGATCTCGACGCGCTTCGGCTGGGCTCCGAAGGTGTCACTCGCCGAGGGGCTACGTCGGACGATCATCGAAGGCGGCCTCCAGTGAGCGACGCCGAGGAGCGCCTCGCTCGCCTGCTCGAATGGGCGAAGGTGGTGCCGCCGGTTCGGGAGTTCGTGTTCGCCGCGCCGCGGAAGTGGCGCTTCGACTTCGCGTGGCCCGACCGGATGATCGGCCTCGAGGTCGAAGGCGGCATCTGGATCAGCGGCGGCCACAGTCGCGGCAAGGGCTACGAGGCGAACTGCGAGAAGTACAACGAGGCCGCCATCCGCGGCTGGCGCCTGATCCGCGTGACACCGACGATGGTCGACGACGGGCGGGCGCTGACGACGATCGAGCGGATACTGAAGGGAGCAGCATGATCGTTCTCGGGTACCTCGCCGCGATCGTCGCGGCCAACCTCGCCGTCGCGACGTTCGGACCGGGCATCACGCCGCTGACGGCGTTCCTGCTGATCGGCTTCGACCTGACGGCGCGCGACCGCCTTCACGAGCGCTGGAGCTCCGATCATCTGGTGCTCCGGATGACGCTCCTCATCGCCGTCGGAGGCCTGATCTCGTACGTCCTGAACGCGAGCGCCGGCCAGATCGCCGTCGCGTCAACTGTCGCGTTCCTCGTGGCGTCGACGCTCGACGCGATCGTCTACGCCGTTCTCGGAGAGCGGTCATACATGGTGCGCGTCAACGGGTCGAACGTCGTCGGCGCAGCAGCCGACTCGCTAATCTTTCCGACGCTCGCGTTCGGCTCGTTGCTTCCGCTCATCGTCGTCGGTCAGTTCGTCGCCAAGGTGGGCGGCGGCCTCTTCTGGAGTCTGATCCTTGCTGTACCTCAGCGGCGTCGTACGACCTGACATGCCCGCGATGCTCCAGCCGGGGATGGGCAACCTCCCCCCGGTCGGGCAGCCATGGGCAGCAGACTCGGGACGGTTCGCGTCTCCCCAGACGTACTCGGATGCGGCGTACCTCGACTGGCTCGCGTCGCGACCCGATCAAGCGAACTGCCTGTTCGCGACCGCCCCCGACATCGTTGGGGATGCACCGGGGACGCTCATGCTCTCCGCACCGATGTACGGGCGCATTCGAGCGCTGGGCTATCGCGTCGCGCTCGTCGCGCAGGACGGCCTCGAACGCCTGACGGAGTTCATCCCGTGGGACGACTTCGATGCGCTGTTCATCGGCGGGACGACCGACTGGAAACTGTCAGAGGCAGCCGCGTCGCTCGTCCTCGAGGCTCGTCGTCGAGGGAAGTGGACGCACATGGGTCGAGTCAACAGCGGCCGCCGCATTCGTCACGCCGCGTCGATCGGGTGCGACTCGGCCGACGGGACGTTCCTGCGGTTCGGTCCTGACGTCAACCTGCCTCGGCTACGTCGCTGGCTCGCCGATCTGGAGGGAGCACCGATGCTCGACTTTCAGCCATGAGGCGCGATGCCGTTCGAGCGGACGTCAGGGAGTTCGTCCTCGAACGAGACGGCGGCTGCGTCGCGACGCGCATCGCCAGCGAGCGCCAGTGGGCGATCGACTCCTGCGAGGGCCGACTGACGCTCGATCACGTCAAGGACCAGCCGATGATGGGCCGGCGCGCGCCCAGCGATCCGAAGCACCTCGTGACGATCTGCTGGCACCATCACCTCGACGGCTGGGCGACGGCGCACCGCCCGGAGCTCCGCGAGTACCTGAAGGGAGTCAACGCATGACGCTCGACGGCATCGTCGTCATCCTCATCTGGTGGGTCGCGCTTCTGACGATCGTCGTCGTGTGGCGTCTCACACCACGAGACACCCACTAGTAAGTCGGGATCGAGACGCGTATGGTTCGTCTCGTCAACACCGAAGGGAGAACGAGATGACCCAGACCGCGACCCCCAAGTTCATGCAGCGAATGGCCTTCGAGTTCAACCATCTCACCCCGGCCGGACTCGCTGTTCGCTTGCAGGACGTTCCGACCAGGAACCTCGTCGTCGCCCGTGATGCTGCTCGAATGTATGCGGGCAGTTACATCCTGACGATCGACGCCGAGATGATCGACGTCGCCATCACGACCGAGATCGAGCGCCGTAACGCATGAGCGACAAGGTGCGAGTGTTCTACTTCGACGTCGACTCGGGAACGACGACCGACTATCGCGACGCGATCGCGGCAGCGCTCGACGACGAGGGCCTACGGGTCTCGTTGCGTCAGGGCGAACGTCTCGTCTGCGTCGTCAAGGACGGCATGGACGTCGTGGCGATCCCGACGTCGCGTATCGTCGAGAGGGCGTGGCCACGATGAACGAGCGCCGAAGCAGGACGATCGCCCGCTTCCCTGACCGGCGAGCGCACGAGTTCTGGAGCGCGTGGGACCAGTTCGGGACCACCGGCTCGATGACCAAGTGCGACCGCTGCGGCGTCTACCGCAAGGATCACCCCGTCGACTTCGACCGACTCGCGTACCTCAGCCTCGCTGACGAGTTCGACCCGATCGGGGCGAGCGAACCGGCTCGCCTCGAGGACTTCGACGAGACGTACATCGACGCCGCTCGTCGCTTCGCGACGCGCTACGCAATCCCCGAACCCTGGGTCATCTGTTCGATGGACAACGCGCTCGCGTACCTGGAGCGCGCCGAGAAGGGAGAGAACCATGTGTAGGCCTGACGACTTCCCACCGTTCACCCAGCCCGAACTCGTCGCGATGCTCTCGATCGTCGACCCATGCCCCGGCTGTGGCGTCGATCGAGACGATCCGCACGAGCAGCACGCGTACGACTGCGCAGTCGAGGCGGAGCGTCAGGGATCGCGAGGGTTCGACGCATGAGCCTCGAGAACATTGCGGCCGCTCATCCTGACACCCCCGACCCCCGCCCGGTGCCGCCCTCGGAGTTGACGGCGGAAGCCCAGTGGGTCAGACAAACCATTATCAGCGTCCTCGCCGCGCTGACACCCGAGGACAAGACAGTTGTCCTCGCCACCCTCGACGCCGCCCCCGTTGTCGCCCCACGGGCCGACGCGGCGCTGCGAGAGGCGGCGTGGTGGGACGAGCGTACCGACCGCTACGTTGTTGCCCTAGAGGACGCCCTCGCCGTGCTTCGTGCTCCGATGACCGCTGACACCCCCGACCCCCGCCCGCAGATCACGCGAGCCAAGCGCGGCGACGCCGTTGACTGCGAGTGCGTCCCCGGTCACCAGTGTGACTGCGACTACCTCCGGTCGATGCTCTACGCAATCCTGACGACCGACGAGTACAACAAGATGGAGGCCGAAGGAGCCGCCGCCGATGCGCTGGCGCTGGAATGGTCGGAAGTCGAGGACTGCTATGTCCGCCGCTGACACCCCCGACCCCCGCCCGGTGTCGCCGCACTCGGGGTTGACGCTGGCCGAAGCACGACGCCTGTTCCATCGACACGGCGAACCGGAACCGGGCTGCGAGGGCTGCGAGCGAATGAGCCTGCTGGTCGACGCCGCCCGTGCCGCGCCCGTTGGCGAAGGCGATATGTGCGGCTGTGAATACCGCCCGGTGTCGCCGCCCTCGGAGTTGACGGCGATTCGCGAGGCTATCTGCATCGTTGCGGAGACGCCGACGCTCGGGCTGGCCGATGCGCTGACGTTCCGGGCGCAAGTGCTGGAACGTCTGGAAGGCCTCGCCGCCTCCCCCGCTGCCCCACGGGCCGACGCGGGGCTGACGCTCTTGGAGGACGTGGCGGTCCAGCCTGACGACGGCCCGCGAGACGGTCTGAACAAGGGCACGCGGGTCTATCTGGCCCCCGCTGCCCCGGCAGGGCTGGACGTGGCCCTGCACGAGAACTTCTGCATGGAGTTGGGTTTCGGGGACGGCCACTACGACAACGACCATGCCGGGTCATCGACGTGCGCTGAGCGAGCTGTCCGTGTCCTCGCCGCCCTAGACGCTGCCGGGTTGCCCGACACACTCGGCGTGGGCAACTGGCCGGGCGGTGGCGGTCGCGTATCGAAGTACGACGACACGACGTGGGTCAATGACTCCGGCGGCGCGTGGGTTCTCCTGTACGCGCCGGACCAGTTCTACGACGGATTGCGTCTCCGTGCCGCCTCCCAGCCCTCCGAGGACGGGGCCGCACAGGAGAAGGGAGAGGTGGGACGTGGGTAAGCAATCGCGCATCGACCGCATCCGCGAGACGGTCGCGGGCTGGCTGTTCCTGCTCGCTGGCCGCGTCCACTCGTCCTATGACGTATGGCTGGACGACGCGCCGCCGAGGCACGCACAGGAGAAGGGAGAGGTGGGACCGTGACGAAGCGGAACGTATGCTCGCGGTGTGGTCGCGATATGCCATGTCCACGAAGGGATGAGCCGGACCATGTCTGATGACCGCGATGCGCTCGCCGACTGCGAGGAACGATTGCAGCGCGAACGTCAAGCGGGTCGCGTTATCGCGGCTTCGCTGAATGCGATGACCGCTGACACCCCCGACCCCCGCCCGGTGTCGCCGGAGCAGCGGGACGTTGAACGAATGGCGACAGCCCTCCAGCGAGTCGGTGCGCTGTCTAGGGATCACATGACCTACCACGACTTCGCCCGCGCCCTGCTGGCCGAGTTGCAGCGGGCTAGCCAAGAGCGCGAATATCGCGGCCCCGAAGCGGAGCCGTTCGCATGAGCCGCCCGGTGTCGCCGCCCTCGGATTGCCAGCACGACCGCGCAACTTGCGACGATTGCGGCATGGGCTTCACGTCAATGACACCACCACTCCGCCCGTCCGACCTCCGCCCGGCATCGCGCGAGGCTGAGTTTCGAGCCATCCTCGCGGCCTATCCGGCAGGCTACCCCGAGAAGGTCGGTCCGTGGATGGACCGCGCGTTGCGTGCGCTGGGTGCTTCTGGCTTCGACCCCCGCCCGGTGTCGCCGCCCTCGGAGCGGACGATACGGACTGACGGTTGCGCGGGGGCATATGACGCTGGGTGGAACGCAGCCCTCGACGCCGCCCGTGCCGCCCCACAGGCCGAGCCCGACGAACGGATCGAGCGAGCCATGCAGGCGGGCTGGCTCGCGGGTCGTCGTGCCGCCTCACAGGCCGACGCGGGGCTGCGAGACGCTCTAGCGAAGGCCGCGTTCGTGGAGTTGCACTGGCTGTATCGGCACGCCGAGAACTTCGGCAATTGCGGCATTCCACGATGCGCTGACCGGCGAGCCGCTCTCGCCGCCTCCCCCGCTGCCCCACGGGCCGACGCGGGGCTGCTGCGAGGGGACGACATTCGCAAGGCCATTGCCGCGGCGTCCGACCTGACGAACCCCCGCCTGTCCGAAGTCGATTGGAACGATGTGGCAACGGCGCTGACGCATGACGTTCCGCCCGGCAAGCCGATCTCCCCCGCTGCCCCGGCAGGGCTGGACGGACCACTAACGATGACCCGGCTCGGGGTCACTCACGAGTTGCGCGATGACGACATCCGTAACACGCTCTGCGGCATCTGGATCGGCGCTGAGACGTGGCACCCGGCTCATGGAACAGTTGATTGTCCGGACTGCCGTGCCGCCTCCCAGCCCTCCGAGAACACCGGGCCGGCAGATGAGGGAGCGGGATGATGGCGACGCTCGTCTCGACGATCGCGTGGGCGATCGTTCTCGTCGGCTTCTCCGCGACTCCGACTCGAGGTGTCGCGACGTGGTACTGCTGCACCGTGGGCTATGAAGGTCAGGCCGTCGTCGCGCTCCCTGGGGCGCGCTACGTCCCGGCTGGCGGAGCTCCCTGGGCGCGAGTCGAGGTGTGCGTCCGTCAGGACGACGTGGAGCGCTGCGGAGTGTTCCCCGTCGTCGACGCGTGCGGCTGTCCCGGCGATCGCATCGTCGACCTCAGCGTCGAAGCGGCTTCGCGAAGCCCTCGCGACGGTGGGCTGGGTCTCGACCTCTCGCGGGGCATCTGGCCCGCTACGGTGCGACTCGTCGAGACGCCAGCGATACCCGCGACTGATAGCCTGCCTACGCCGCTGGGCGCGACTAGACACTGGCCTAGTTAGGCGAATAGCATGCCGTTCGTCGAGTCTGTGATGGCGCTGTCCTCTCCCTTCAGCGTCGTCGCAGGCTCGCAGAAACGGGGAAGGGAGACATGGACATGACGCCGCTGACGCTCATCGCCATCTGCGCGATCGTCTACGTCGTTGCCTACGCAGCGATCATCGTCATCCGCGACCTCCGGTGACGACGGACCCAGCGTCGCTCGACGACGCCGAGTACCTCAGGCACCACCCCTCATGTCAGGGCCGCGTCGCGGGCTTCCCCTGCGGCCGAGTCTCGTCTGAGGTGCTAGGCGAGGGCGACCGTCGTCTAGCCCTCTGCGCGAGGTGCTATGCCGAGATCGTCGACGCTACGGAGCATCATCACGAGGAGCGCATAGCGCTGTGACGCGACGAGACTCGTTCCTCGTCATCGTTGCGCTCTCGGCCATCATCCTCATCGTCGTGCTGTCGCTCGTCTCTGCGATCCGTACTGACGTATGACACCCTGCATGAGGTGTGGCACCCCCAGTACATCGGCATACTGCACGTCGTGCGAGTCGACTCGACAGGGTGGCAGGGCGAAACTCCGGGGTAGGCCCTGGCGTCGCATTCGAGCAGCGAAGTTGCGCCTCAACCCTCTCTGCGAGTGGGAAGGTGGGTGCTACGAGAGGGCCACCGAGATCGACCACGCAATCCCCCGTGACGCTGGGGGTTCGGACGCGGTGAGCAACCTGGTGGCGTACTGTCGTCGTCATCACGCGGCCAAGACCAAGCAGGATGTGGCATGACGAGCGAGTTGCATGCGCTGCTGCGCTTCCTCTACGTCGTTGGTAATGTCGCTACAGCAGCCGCAATCGTTGCCATCCTGCCTGTGCTGGCGTTCCTAGTCTGGCTCATGCTTCCACGTCAATGAACGCTCTCGCTCAGTCCTACAGCGGAGCGTACGGGGTGTGGGGGTGGTGTAAAACCACGTCGAGCCTTGCCGGACAACCTGCGCAGTTTTGCGACATCGCGTACGGTGATGAGCGCTTTTTCCACCAGTCGGCATTAGTAATAGAGACCCGATGAGGCTCGCGGTTCGTCGCGCGCTCGACACACTCTGGTGGCTGCTGTGCGATCACGACGTCCACATCCTGTGTCGTACGATCGTCGCCGGGGAGCGGGCCCTGCACACCCCGCGACTGTGAAGGAGACGGACATGCCGGACGATAAGGACCTCGCCGAGAAGTTGGACGACGCCGCCGACGAGGCGCGCGAGCCGGACGCCACCCAGACGGCGGACGAACTGGAAGAGACGATCGTCGACGCCGCTGACGAGGCGGAGTCGGGCGACAAGTAGCGATGAGCCGAGCGCGGCGGCGGGACATGACGACACTCGTCGCCGTCGCCGCGACGCTCGGAGCGCTGATCTGGATGGCCTCGTTCTGGCCGAAGTAGGGAGGCGAGCATGGCGACGTACGGTTACGGCAAGACGCGCGCTGGTCGATCGTTCCACGTCATCGTGTTCGCGAGCGGCCAGACCCGCTGCGGACGTTACGCGACGCGAGAGCAGCGCGCGGAACTCCCGCTGGGTGAGAAGTCCTGCGAGCCTTGCCTCCGACTGACGCAGCACGACGCGGACGTCACGCGATGACGCAGCCGATGGTGCCGGTCCACCAGTTCCAGGGACCGGCGACGAACTGCGTCATCCGAGGTAAGGCGCTCGGCTGGCTGTCGTGCACCGCGTACTCGATGGCCATGCTCATCGACCGCGCGACGCTCGGAGCGAAGCGACCCAGCGGGTGCGACGTTCGCTGGCATACCGGCGACATCGACGGCGGCCTCCGACTGTCGCAGGTCGCAGCAGTCGCGGAGCGCGAGTACGGAGTGGACATCGAGGTCCGCGTCGGCTCGAACGTCTGCAGTCCGACCTACGCCGCGGGCAAACTGCGCGACGGTCACCCGGTGCTGCTCCAAGGCGACGCGATCGCGATGGTCGACACGCGCTTCCGCACGACTGCCGGGAGCGTCAACCACGCGGTGCTGCTCAACGACGGTCGGGGCTGGCACCTCAGCGGCGGCGTCTGGGTGCCGAGCGAGGTGCGCGTCGGCGATCCCGCAGCCGGAGGCCAGCGCTCGTCGTGGGGCACCGCGCCGAAGGGCTTCCAGTGGTGGCCCTGGGCGCTCGTGCTGGAGTTCGCCGCGAAGTTGCGCCCGTCGGGCGACTCGCGCATCCTAGGCCCGGGTCGCTGGTACGCGGGCATCGGCCCTGACACCGAGCCGCACGCGCATCTCGCGTTCCGAGGCATCGAGACGACGCCGATGCCGGAACGCTTCCTCGCGACGGCGCCGACTGGACGGCGCGTCAACGTCCGCTCCGGTCCCAGCACGCAGCATCCGGTCGTGTTCACGATCGCGTCGCGGCACGAGGTCCTCGCGTTCCAGTACACCCCCAGTGGCGAGGAACTCAACGGCAGCCGACGCTGGTTCGGCGATCACTCGGGGACGCTCTGGGTCCACGACAGCGGCCTCAGGAAGCCGTAGGGAGGTTACGATGGGGTTCGACGAGACCGACACGAGCGCGGAGAACGAAGTCGACGACGCGCCGCTGCCCGCCGAGGCGGACGGGTTCATCTCGACCGAGGAGCTCCCTGACGACGTTCGCGACGGCGACGCGTCCGAGGGCCAAGAGGAGGGCGACGAATGATCTTCGGCAAGCCGGCCGACCTGTTCGCGACTGCGGTACTCGCGACGTTCAACCTGTTCGTTCTCGTCGTCGTCTCGACGGCTGACGCGACCGCGCTGCCGCTGTTCGTCACGCTCGCCGCGATCCTGACACCCATCGTCATCGGTGGCGTGAACCTCGCGCTGGGCGCGTGGATCGGCTTCCTCGCGTTCCAGCCGCCGACGCTGAACGTGGGCGACAAGTTCAGCATCCAGACGCCACCCGGCGAACCGAACCAGGTGGCGACTGTCGGCGACCCGCCTGCTCCGAGCATCCCGAAGCCGGAGCCGGGGACCTAGCCATTGACCCGTCCCAAGCCCGCAGAGAAGCGCCAGCGTCGGGGAAGCCCGAGCCTCAAGGTCCTCGCAGCGCCGAAGGACGAGGTTCGGGTCGTTCCGTTCCCCCCGACTGGGCTGCTGCCCGACACGCTGCGGGCGTGGGACGCGTACTGGTCGTCCGAGTTGGCGCTGTCGCTGACGCTCGTCACCGACCTGCCCGGGCTACGACGTCTGTTCCGCTACTACGACGATCTGGAGCGCTCCTGGACCATCTACACCGCGAACCCAGAGGTGATCGGGTCGACCGGGCAGACGCGGATCAGCCACTTCGCGAAGCACATCGCCGAGATGGAGCCGCTGATCCGCGCGCTCGAAGATCGGTTCGGGCTGTCGCCGCGATCGCGTCTCGAACTGGGGGTCACGCTCGGTGACGCAGCGCGCAGCCTCGAGGACCTCTACCGCGAAGCGGCGGGAGACGAGTCCGTCCCCGACGACCTCTTCGTTCAGGGCACCGCGGTACGAGTCCCCGCCCGCTGACGGATCGTCGACGTTTGGTCCGCTCGTCTGCTGGTGGATCGAGAAGGTCCTAAGGCACGGAGAGGGCGACTCGTTCGGCAAGCCGATCGTCCTCGATCCGTTCCAGCGCTACATCGTCGACCGCATCTACGAGTTCTGGCCCGACACGGGCGAGTTGTGCCACAACCGCATCCTCATCGGCGTCGGGAAGGGCAACTCCAAGACGGAGCTCCTGGGCGACATCGGCGACGCCGAACTCGCCGGTCCGATCGCTCCCGTCTCGCCGAACGTCTCGATCTCCGCCGCGTCGTACGAGCAGGCCGACAAGGTGTTCGGCGCCGCCAAGACGGGCGCGCTCGAAGGCGACTTGGGCCCGTTCGTCGACGCGTTCGAGACCGAGATGCAGTTGCGCGGCAAGCCGGGGATCATGCGCCGCATCGCGGCTGTCGCAGGCACCAACGACGGCGGCCTCGAGACGTGCCACATCGGCGACGAGGTCCACGAGTGGCTGGGCGAGCGCGCGTCGCGAGTCTGGACGATCCTCGGAAACAGCCTCAAGAAGCGCGTCCCTCGTAGCGCGAACCCGACGCTGAAGGTGCAGCGCGTCGGCGCGCTCCAGATCGGGATTACGACCGCCGGCGACGACAAGGACACCCTGCTGGGTCGCCTCTATGAGCATGGGAAGCGCGTCGCGTCAGGTGAGATCGTCGACCCTGGGTTCCTGTTCATGTGGTGGGAGGCCGATCCGAAGTGGGACCTCGAGGATGCCGGACAGTTGCGCGCTGCGGTCCTCGAGGCGAACCCAGCCGCCGGCTCGTTCCTGTCGACGGCGAACCTGCTCGGCCGCTACGTCGAGTTGAAGGCAGAGGGGAAGGTCCACGAGTTCAGGCGGTACCACCTCAACCAGTGGGTGTCGTCGCCGCTCGACTGGGTGGCGCACGACCTCATCGACGCGTCGTTCCGCATCCCCGGAAAGCAGGCTCCACCGCCGAAGCGCGGGACGTCGATCGTTCTCGGCTTCGACGGCTCCAACAACCGCGACGCGACGGCGCTGATCGGCTGGACGGTCGACTCCGATTACGGGTTCGTCGTCGACGCGTGGGAGCCCAGCGACGGCGAGGCGGTGTCGCGCACCGAAGTCGACGCCGCGGTGCATCGGGCGTTCTCGACGTGGGACGTGCTGGAGTTGGCGGGCGACCCGCCGGGCTGGCGCACCGAACTGGAGACGTGGGAGGCCGAGTTCGGGACGCGCGAACTCGACGAGGCGCACGATCGCGTGATGGGATCGGGGAAGGTGCTCCGCTTCGCGACGTTCCAGTATGCCCGCTTCGGTCCGGCGTGCGCCGAGTTCAAGACCGCTATGCTTACGGGTGGGCCGGAGATCGACGGGCACCCGATCCTCGTTCGTCACCTCAAGAACGCGCAGGCGTACGATACCCGGCACGGACAGGTGATCGTGAAGGACTCCAAGACCAGCCCGCGTAAGATCGACGCAGCAGACGCCGCGATCATCGCTCGTCATCGCTCGCGCTGGTGGGCGCGCAAGCGTTTGAAGGAGAAGCAAGCGAAGCGAACGCCGTCGGTGGCGGCCTTCTGAGGAGAGGGAATGGCGATCAACCTCAACCCGGACCGGTACCCGACGATCGACGCTCGAAACAGCGAGCAGGTCGAACGCGACATCCCGACGCGGGACGCGGTCATCGTCGGCTCGCCGGAGTGGTGGCTGGAGCGACTGCTGCGCCGGCTCGTCGATCAGGCCAAGTACTGCCGCGACCACTGGGAGTTCTACTCCGGGGTGCAGCCGCTGGCGTTCGCGTCGACGAACTTCGAGAACGCGTTCGGTCGTCGCTACCGTCGCCTCCCAGCGAACTTCATGCCGCTCGTCGTCGACGCCGAGAGGGAGCGCCTCATCGTCCAGGGCTTCCGCTTCGGCTCGGAGACGAACGACAAGGCGGCGTGGAACATCTGGCAGACGAACAGCCTCGACGCCGAGTCGCAGATCGCCCATGAGATCACGCTCGGCAAGGGCGTCTGCTACACGCTGACGTCGCCGACGTCGAGTCGCATGCCGCTCGTGACGATCGAGGACCCGGAGCAGGTGGTGCTGGAGACGCTCCCTGGGAACCGGCGCATTCGACTCGCCGCGTTGAAGTGTTGGAAGAGCGAGGACGGGTTCCTCTACGCGTACCTCTACCTCCCCGAGTTCGTCTACAAGTGGCGCTCGCGCACCAAGACGAACCTCACGTCGGGTACCGTGGGAGCGGCGCTCGGGAGCGACGGCTCTGGCTCGTCGACGGGAGCGATGAAGGCGACCGCGTGGCAGCCGGAGCTCCCGATCGTCAACGGCTCGGAAGAGGACTTCCCGATCGTCAATCCCCTGGGCGTCGTGCCCGTCGTCCCGCTGCTGAACCGCCCGACGCTCGACGGCCGAGGTCGCTCCGAGATCGTCCCCGTCATCGGGAACCAGAACGCGATCAACTTCCTGCGCTTCGCAGCGCTCGTCGGGTCAGACGTCGCCGCCCTGCCGCAGCGCTGGGCGCGGAACCTCGACCTCGAGACTGATCCCGACACGGGCGAGGTGAAGGTGCCGTTCCGGCCCGGGGTGCAGAACCTCTGGACGACGAAGCGCCCGGACCCGGATGACGTCGCGGCGTTCGGCGACAAGTATCCCGAGACGGAGTTCGGCCAGTTCCCGCAGAGCGACTTCCGCGCGTTCACCGAGTTGATCGAGCAGGAGGTCTCGCAGATGGCGTCCATCTCGCGGACGCCGTACCACTACCTCCTCGGGACGCCCGGCTCGGTCCCCCCGACGGGCGAGTCGATCAAGAGTTCCGAGGCGCCGCTCGTCAAGAAGGTCGTGGCCGAGAGCGTTCACCTCGGCGAGGGCTGGGAGGAGACGATGCGCGTCGCGCTCGTCGCCGCGGGACAGTCGTCGAAGGCGCGCGCTGACGCCGAGACGATCTGGACCGACCCGGAGACGCGCAACGAGGCGACGCACAACCTCGCGATCATGGAGCAGGTCCGCGAGGGCCTCATCCCGCTCGACTTCGCGCTGGAAGAGTTGGGATACTCTCCACAGCAGATCAAGCGCATCCAGGAGATGCGCGCGGCCCAGCCGGCGCCGCCGGTAGACGAGGAGACGCCCGATGGCGAATGACTACGACACGACCGCTCGTAACGTCGCAGCCGATGCCGTCGCGGCGGCCTGCACCCGTCTCGCGCTCCACACCGGCGATCCGGGTGGCGCCAACTCGGCGTCGAACGAGGTCACCGGCGGCTCGCCCGCCTACGCCCGCAAGGCCGTGGCGTTCTCCGCTGCGGCGAGCGGCGCGGCCGCTCAGAACGGCAACGTGGTGTTCGACGTCCCCGCGTCGACGACCGTCTCGTGGATCAGCGGCTGGAACACCGCCGGCACGGTGAGGTACTTCAAGAAGGACGTCACCGACGAGGTGTTCGGCGCGCAGGGCACCTACACCGTTCTCGCGTCTGGCTCGTCGATCGACTTCAACGACGCCTAAGCGATGACACAGGCCGGAGGGTCGGCCACCGCAACAGGTGGCGACGTCATCGCGACGCACACGATCAACTCGAAGGAACACGAGGTCATCCTGCCCGCGGACATCAGCGGGCACATCCTCGGGACCAAGCCGCTGTTCGGCGTCAACATCCCGTCGCAGGTCCACGTCGCCGTCGCGAACACCGTCCACTGGGACCTCTTCAACGCCGACGCGGCGCTCATCGTTCGCGTCCTGAGCATCCGCCAAATCCCGAACATCACGACCGCCGTCACGGGCGTCGTGTTCGACTGGCTCCTCGAGCGCACGACCGCGGCGGGCACCGGCGGCTCGTCGCTGACACCGTTCGAGTTGGACACCGCGAACACCGACCTCGACGCGGACATCACGGCGCGCTCGAAGCCGACGGGCGGTGCGACGCAATCGACCGACCTGTTCAACTACTCGATCTCGTCGGAAGAGACGAACGCCGCGACGATCCAACTCGCCTCCCAGGGCGGCCTGGAACTCGTCCCGCCGGCGTGGGCCGACAACGGTCACGGGATCGTCCTTCGCCAGAACCAAGGCCTCCGCTGCGTCCAGGTCACGTCGAGCGCCGCGGGTAACACCGGCTGGGTCATCACGTTCACGATGGAGTAGGCCATGTTCCTGCTCCTCCTGTCGACGACATCGCGACAGGGGACGCTGTCCGTCACCGGCGGCGGCGTCACGACGTTCGGGAGCTCCACCCAGCGGAACCGCGCCAACGCGTTGACGGGCGGCGGCGTCACGACGTTCGTCGCGAGCGGGCAGCACGCCAAGACCTACGCCCTGACCGGTGGCGGGGCGGTCACGTTCGCGTCGTCGACGCAGCGAAGTCGCTCGCTCGCCCTGACGGGCGGCGGCGTCGTGACGTTCGCGACCCTCGCGGGTCGCCTCGGCTCGCTCTCGACGACGGGCGGTGGTAGCGTTGCGTTCGCCGCGACGACGGCACGTCAGTCGACGGCCCAGCCGACTGGAGGAGGTACGTTCGTCGTCGCGGCGTCGTCGTCGCGATCGTCGGCATACGCTCTCACCGGCGGTGGGGCGGTCACCACGAGCGGTTCGACCCAGCGCTCCACGTCGTACGCGCTCACCGGGTCGGGCACGCTTACGCTCAGTCCTAGCGCGGGGCGGTCTGGAGCGCTCGCGCTCACCGGCGGCGGCGCGACGACGTTCGCCCAGACGAGCGCCCGCAGCGGCGCGTCGACTCCCACCGGCGGCGGCACGGTCACGTTCGTCGGCTTCGCCGGGAGCGGGTCGACCGGCTCGCTCGTCGTCACGGGTGGCGGCGTCGTCACGCTCGCGGCGACGAGCGATCGTCAGGGCACCTACACCCTGACGGGTGGCGGGTCGGTCACGTTCATCGGCGGGAGCGTTCAGGAGATCGTCGGGATGTCAGCGACGCTCGCGCTGCGCGGTGTCCCGACGGCTACGCTCTCGATGCGAGGCGACGAGACGCCCAGCGCTACGCTGTCGATGCGCGCCGCGTCGCGCGCCTCTCTGGTCATGGAGGTCGCGTGATGGATTACCTGTCGATGGCGAAGGGCGAGGACCGTGACGTCGACGTCGCGGTGAAGTTGCGGAACGAGCCGGACGCGATCGACGGCGATCGTCTCGTCTGGACGGTTCGCGACGGCGCGGCCACGGTGTTCACCAAGACAACGGACGACCCAGCCGAGATCGAGGTCACGGACGCGTCCGAGGGTGAGGCGCTCATCCACATCCTCGACTCGGACACCGCGTCGATCGTCGCGACGACTCGTCTCGACTGGGAGTTGTGGCTGACGCGCTCCGGCTCGGACGTTCAACTCGCCGAGGGACGTCTGCTCGTTCGCGTCTAGGCTCGCGTCTCATGGAATGAAACTACCACTAGACAGTCGGGACGCGTCCGCGTACCTTACGCATATGGAAAGCACGAAGTACCCCGGCCACAAGATGGAAACGTTCTTCGACCGCTCGACGCGCTCGTACGTGACGATGCTGGTCCACGAGAACGGCGACCAGTGCGGCGACGCGATGTACGACGGCACCAAGGCCGATCGCGACGCGAGCCGTCGGATCATCGAGCCGGACAAGTACTGCACGCTCCTCGACGACTGATCTCGTCATCGCCCCAACCAGAGGCCCTCCCATCGCGGGAGGGCCTGTTTTACGTATGGGCGCTGGTGTTACGATGCGCGCAACACCGCGCGGACGTGGTGATACGATGGGAGAGTGACGATGAGCGAGGGCGCGACGCCCCCGGAAGGTGCAGGTAGCGCGACGCCACCTGCTGACGCGACGCCACCCGCACCGAGCCAGGGAACACCGCCGGCGAACGGCGACTATCCCGAGGGCCTCGGAGACGCCGGGAAGCGCGCACTCGACGCCGAGCGAGACGCGAGGAAGGCAGCCGAGAAGTTGGCCGCTGACACCGCGCGAGAACTCGCGAAGATCAAAGCGGCGCAGATGAGCGACGAGGAGAAGCGCGACGAGGAGTTGAAGACCCTCCGAACGCAGAACGCGGAGCTCCTCACCGAGCGCCAGCAGTCGAGGGTCCGTGAGGCGGCGATCGCAGCGGCCCGGAAGGCCAACTTCTGGGACCCGGACCTCGCCTACGCGCTCATCGACTCGTCGGACATCGCGTTCGACGAGGCGGGGAAGCCGAAGAACGTCGACGCGCTCGTGGCGGCGATCGCCAAGGAGAAGCCGAAGTTGGTCAACGGTGCACCAGACTTCGGCGGCGGCAACCGCGGTAGCGCGGGCGCCGGAAGCGACATGAACGCGATCATTCGGGGAGCGGCTGGTCGGTAGCGCTCCCTGACGAACCCGGTCGGCCGGAGATGCGAGTGACGGCTGACGACGCGGGACCTCCTGTACTCGCGAGGAGAACCACGTGGCCTTCAACACCGCGATCGACCGGACGGGCGCTGCTGCGCTCATGCCGGAAGAGGCGGCGTCGACGATCATCACGTCGACGATCGCCCGGAGCGCGTCGCTGAGCCTCTTCCGTCGAGTGACGATGGCTCGCGGCCAGACGCGCATCCCCGTCCTGTCGGTCCTGCCGAACGCCTACTGGGTGAACGGCGACACCGGCCGGAAGCAGACGTCGAGCGTCGAGTGGGACAACATCTTCCTCGATGCTCGCGAACTCGCCGTCATCATCCCCGTCCCTGAGGCGGTGCTGGACGACGCCGATTACGACATCTGGTCCGAGATCACCCCGCTCGTCGCCGAGGCGATGGGCCAGAAGTTGGACGCCGCAACGCTGTTCGGCGTCGACTCCCCGTGGACGGAGACGTACCAGCAGGGCATCACCGAGCAGGCTGCCCTCGCCGGGAACCTCCACACGGAGGGCACCAGCGACGCGCCGCACGACGACTTCGCCGGTGACGTCAGCGACACGATGGCCCTCGTCGAGGACGACGGCTACGACGTGACGGGCTTCATGGCTCGTCGCAAGGTCCGCGCGTCGCTCCGCAACCTGCGGGACGACAACGGCCAGCCGCTGTTCCAGGACGTCCGCTCCGCGGGCGGCGCGACCCTCTACGGCGAGCCGATCGCGTGGGTCTCGAACGACGCGTGGGTGAACAACTACGAGTTGATCGCCGGCGACACGTCGAAGGCGATCCTCGGCATCCGCCGAGACATCACCTACAAGGTCCTCACCGAGGGCGTGATCTCGGACGACTCGGGCGTCGTCATCCTGAACCTCGCCCAGCAGGACTCGATCGCGCTGCGCGCGGTCATGCGGGTCGGGTTCGCGGTCGCCAACCCGGCGAGTCGCGAAGTCGCCTCCGGCGACGATCGCTTCCCGTTCGCAGTCCTCGTCAACGCCGGCTCGTAAGGGTCGGCCAACGCGAGGCAGCCTGTTCCTCTTCCCCCCGGAGGGGCAGGCTGCCTCGTCAGTGAGGCGGCATCGTGAGCGACGTACTCATCCTCGCCGACGCGCGGTCGCGCGGCATCAACCTGCCAAGCGACGATACGGTGGCCCAGGCCATCCTCGACGAGACGGAGGCGTTCCTCGCCCGCGAGTTGGGCGGCCCCCTCACGGGTTCGCGTACGGAGACGTTCTACGTCGGCACGGGCGGTCGGTCGGGTAAACTGTCGCTCTCGCGCTACACGTCGAGCGTCTCCGTCGCGGACAACGGGACTGACGTCGACTCGGACCAGTTCCGGCTCGTCGATCGCGGGTCGGCGATCGCTCGCAACTACTCCGCAGCGTCGTGGTGGTGGACCGGCGCATACGTCGCGGTGACGTACGAGCCGAACGACCTCGACGAACTGACGTCGATCGCCTACCAGGTGCTGGCGCTGAGCTCCTCCCCTGCCGTCGCCGCGGGCGACCTGACCGCCGAGACGATCGGCGCGTACCGCTACGAGCGAGGCGGAGCGGGCGCGACGACGACGCCGGTCCAGTCATCGCTCGCCGCGCGGAAGGCGCTCGTCGCGTCGTTGAAGCCGAAGGTCGATGCGCTCCACTCGCTGCGCGCGACGCGACTCGACTACCCGCAGATGAGCGACTGGGCCTCGACGGGCATCGTGAACCAGGCGGAGCCGCCCTGGTGAGTTTCGCGAGCCTTCTCGTCCACCCGCTCCTGATCTGGTCGCCGGTCGTTCCCGATCCGAACGACGTCGATGACTACGGTCAGCCGGTGCGCGACGATCCGACGAGCGTCGCGGTGCGCGGGATGGTCCAGCCCAAGACGGCGAAGGAGGCCGCGGCGACGCACCAGGCGGGCGTCGAGGTGTCGACGCACGTCATCTTCCTGCTCCCCATCCAGATCGCCGCCGGCTCGTGGATCACCGACGACCCAGCCGACGGGCGCCGCTTCGACATCACGGGCGTCCGATCGTTCGAGTTCGGTAGCGCGCCGCACCTCGAGGTCGACGCGGTGCTGGTCGGTTCCACCGAAGGGCCAGCGATCGGCTCGTGAGGATGCGCGTCCTGACCATCGGGACGTTCGACGGCATCCACGTCGGACACCTCGAGTTGCTGGAGTGGTGTCGGACGTTCGTCGGCGTCGGCGGTCGGGTGCTGGTCGGCGTCAACACCGACGAGTTCATCGAGCGCTACAAGGGTCGTCCGCCGCGTCAGCCGCTCGCGCACCGGATCGAGGTGCTGCGCGCGCTCTCCGTCGTCGATGACGTCTACGTCAACGTCGGCGATGAGGACGCGGGCGTCCTCATCGACGCGATCGAGCCGGACGCGCTCGCGATCGGTGACGACTGGCTAGACGCCGACGGTGACGAGTCGCGATACTTGGCGCAACTTGGCATCACAAGGGAGTGGCTCGTGGAACGCGACCTCATGATCCAGTACGTCCCGCGGACCCGGGGAGTCTCGTCGACGGCGATCCGCGGATGATGCTCCCGCTGACGCCTCCCCAGCCCGTCATCATCTACCCGGACACAGACGCCGAGGCCGACGGCATCGCGCTCGGTCTCGTCTGGGATCAGTCGTCAGAGGCCATCGTCATCGTCGTCGACTCCACGGGCGCGCTCGTCGACGTCAGCGAGAGTCGCGTGCGGTTCACCGAGTTGGCGTGGGAAGCCCAGCGTCGGTCCGGCTCGTGAGCATCATCACCCTCGTCCCGTCTCGCGGACGACCCGGGCGAGCCGAGGAGATGCAGCGCCTGTACTTCGAGACGCGCCGCCTCGCCGACACCCACCTCCTCTTCCTCGTCGACCCGGACGACCCTGAGGTCGAGCGCTACCGCGAGGTCGTGACCGCGCTCGTCCTGCCCAGCCGGCGCGGGTTCGTCGGCGCGCTGAACTACGCCGTCGACCACCTCGGCGTCGACGCGCACGCCATCTGGGGCGCGTTCGGCGATGACGTCGCGTTCCGCAGCGCGGGTTGGGACGAGCGCGTCGTAGCAGCGCTCCAGACGCCGGGGATCGCGTACGGCGACGATCTCATCCACGGAGCGCGTCATCCGTCGGCCGTCTGGGTGTCGTCGCTCATCGTCCGTGCGCTGGACTGGCTCGCCCTCCCGGCGACGAGCCATCAGTGGGCCGACGACGGCTGGAAGGCGATCGGCGAGTCGATGAACCTGCTCCGGTTCCTCCCTGACGTCATCGTCGAGCATATGCACCCAGCCGTCGGCAAGGCCGAGTGGGATGACACCTACGAAGGCGTGTTCACCGCGGTGCGCGCCGAGCGCGACCACGCGGGCTTCGAGGCGTGGAAGCGCCACTGGATGGCAGCCGACCTCGGGAAGATCGGCGTAGCGCTCGACGCGCGCGACACGCGACGGCGCGAATGACGACAAAGCGAAGGGGCGCCGTACCCGGCGCCCCTTGGAACGATCGTCTCGTCGGCTCTGCTGCCTGCCTTCGGCGCGGTTCAACCGGGGTCTCCGGGTACGCCGCGCTGGCGTGGGGCTTGCCCTTGCGGGCGACTGTCGTCGGCGGTCACATTCGCCTCCCGACGAGACGGTTCGCTATTCAGTTCCCTGACTCGCGGGACGTCCGATCCATGCGATCGGCCTTCGCCTTGCGGGCCGTGAGCCGGAGGTTTCGAGGTTCCCTGACCGGCCGTCCTGACGAGATGAACCATACGCGATCGCGTCCCGATGTCTAGTAGGCGTTTCGCACCATGAGACAGCGAGTTGTGTTCCTCGTCCCACGTCGACGCGACAACGGTCCCAGGGACGCCATCTGGGAGTACGCCAAGGCCCGCTGGCAGCGGTACCACCCCGACGTCGCGATCGTCGAGGGACATCACGACGAAGGCCTGTTCAACCGGAGCGCTGCGGTGAACCGCGCGAGCGAGGCGGCGGGCGACTGGGACGTCGCCGTCGTCATCGACTCGGACGTGATCCTGAACCAGACGAGCGTCGACGAGGCGATCGACCGCGCGCTGAGTCTGGGCAAGGTGACGTGGGCGCATCGTCGCTGGCGAGGCATCCGCGAGGACGCGACGACTCGGATCATCGCCGACCGGCGCGACTTCGGCCCGGAGATCAGTCGCGACGAGGTCGACCTCATCTGCGAACGCACCAACCCAATCTCGTGGTCCTGCTGCATCGCGATCCCGCGGCCGGTGTTCGATGACATGGGCGGGTTCGACGAGCGGTTCGAGGGCTGGGGGTTCGAGGACATGGCGTTCCAGTCGCTCGTCGTCGGCCTCTACGGCCACGAGCGCGTCGAAGGCGACGTCATCCACCTCTGGCACCCGCGAAGCGAGGAGCGGATCGAGCCGGGCAAGGGTCGCCTGACGGCGACGCGCGAATACGCGGTTAACGCTCGTCTGGGCCGGAGGTACATGGTCGCCGTCCGGCGCGATCACGGCCTCACCGATCGCCACACCGCGACTGACGCCGCCGAGATGGAGCGCGACATCGCGAACCTCGTCCGCGACGATGCGAAGTGGACGGAGACGTCGAAGCGTCATCGCCTCCCGGACTGGTCGGAGTGGTGGCCGACGCTCGAGGAGCTCCGCGACGGAGCGAAGGCGCACCGGATGGCGCGGACGATCGAGTCGGTGACGCTCGTCGTCCACACCGGCGGCGAACCCGAGACGTGGGACGATCGCGTCGCGTACCTCCGCACGGCGCTCGCGTCGCTGAACGAGCGCGTCAGCGGTCCGATCGTCCAGCGCGTCATCTACTCCGACTGGGGCGGGTATCGTCTCGACGCGTTGAACGACCTCGCCGCGCAGCACGGTTTCTACGTCGTCGGTCCGGTGGAGCATCTCGGCTACTCGAAGTCGACTGCCGCGATGTGGCGCTACCTCAGGGAGCGCGCCAAGGGCCGGTTCATCTTCGCGGTGGAGGACGACTTCACGTACGACCGCGACGTGGACCTCGTGCCGATGATCCGCACGCTCGAAGAGAACCCGCACCTGAAGCAACTCGCGCTGCTGCGACACGCCGCGTACGCGTCGGAGTTCGCCGCCGGTGGCGTGCTGGAGTCGTTGAAGTCGCCGACGACGCTACGGAACGGGCGACCGTTCCCGTTCGTCGAGCATCGCGACCACTGGACGGCGAACCCGTCGCTGTTCCGGCGAACGGTGACGCAGACTCCCTGGCCGTCGAAGGCATCGTCGGAGCGCGCATTCGGTGACCTCATGCTCCGCGACAAGGCGGCGGCGTTCGCGTACTGGGGTTCGGGCGAGGCGTGGATCACGCACATCGGTGAGACGCGCGCCTCGACGTCGTACTAGGGAAGGAGGCCATCGTGCCCGGCAAGGTCAAGATCGAGACAGCAGCCACTGTCGCGTGGACCGACGAACTCGTCGTCACCGTCACCGACTATGCCCGGTCGGAGACGCCGTGGATCAGGGGCGAGGCCGAGCAGGACGGCGCGCTGGTGTGGGCGCAGTACGCGCGCGCCAGCGAGGGAGCGCTCACCGTCGGGCCGACTCCGGCCGGCGACGAGTCGAAGCCCGCCGACGGGCGCGTCGCTGTCGGGTACTGGACGCGACAGGGGACGTTCCGCGAGGTGGCGAGTGTCGACTTCGACGTGACACCCGCGCCGTAGGCTCGCGTCTCATGGCGTGAAACTACTACTCGACAGTCGGGATCGCTTCGCGTAGGCTTCGCTCATCAAGTTCGAGATCACACGAAGGGAGACACCAGATGTTCAAGGACGTCACCGACGCGGCCCTCGAGGCCATGCGCAAGGCCCTCGCCAATGACGGCAGCGGCGCCAACGACTTCGCCATCCTCACGATGGTCCTCGACGAGCAGCGAGCGCGCCTCCCGAAGCACACCCGCGGCGGCGACGTGATCGGCGACCCGAACGGCAAGTACCCGAACGGCATCCAGTACGGTCAGACGCACGACATGGACTGCCCCGGCTGCGCCAACACCCCGTTCACCGCCAGCCCGCGCAGCGAGACGTACTGGGCCTCCTAAGCCCGACCCGAAGACGGAGAGGCCCGCCTGTCGGCGGGCCTCTTTCGTTATGATCGGACTCGTGGACGCGATCGCGCTCGAACCGCAGTTCGTCGATCACCTCGCGCCGATCTGGCAGGCGCTGGAGCAGCCGGGGGTGTTCCTGACGAGCGCTACCCTCGAGGAACGGACGAGGCGCTACGACATCGACGCGGCGCTAGTCGACGACGTTCGTCTGCGTAGGTCGTCGCTACCGCCGCGCGCTCGCGTCGAGGACGGGCCTCGAGCGCTCGTCGCGTCGATCGGTGACATCAAAGTCGGGCGACGTCTCGGCTACCGACGGTTCGCGTTCATCGAGCATGGCGCCGGACAGGCGTACCTCGGCGACGGCTTCACCCCCGGGCATCGACACTCGTCGTATGCCGGAGGCCTCGATCGCGATGACGTCGAACTGTTCATGGTCCCGAACGAGTACTCCGCAGCGCTCTGGCGACGCGCGTATCCGAGCGCTCGCGTCGAGGTCGTGGGATCGCCTCGACTCGACACCCTCCCCAGCCGCGTCGGCGCTCCGGGGCGGGTCGTGGCGATCTCATTCCACTGGCCGGCTCACGTCGCCCCCGAGGCAGGCTCCGCAGTCGGCCACTACCATCGCGCGTTCCCGGAACTGGCGCGAGCGTTCGACGTCATCGGCCATGCTCATCCGAAGGGCGACTGGCCGAAGCGGATGCGGCGCTACTACGATCGAGCGGGCATCGAGTTCGTCAGCGACTTCGCCGAGGTCTGCGAGCGCGCGGACGTCTACGTCGTCGACAACTCGTCGACGCTGTTCGAGTTCGCGTCGACAGGTCGGCCCGTCGTCGTGCTGAACGCTCCGTGGTACCGCCGCAACGTGCACCACGGGCTGCGGTTCTGGGACGCGGCGTCAGTCGGCGTGAACGTCGACCGATCAGCGGACCTCATCGCTGGGATCGACGAGGCGCTGCGCGACGACAGCCGCCGTAGGACGGAGCGAGCGCGAGCGCTGGACATCGCGTATGGCTATCGCTCTGGAGGCGCGCAGCGAGCGGCCTCGGCAGTAGTACGATGGCTGGACGATGGCACGTAAGGTCCGCACGCGGACGGTGATAAACCGGCGAGCGCTCGACGCGGTGACGTCGGGCTGGGTGAACGGCTTCGAGGACCTCGCGAAGTTCACGCTGGAGTCCACCAAGCCGCCTGACGCCGCGCCGTTTGGCGAGGGCCTCGTCACGACGGGCGACTGGGTGATCTACGCCAAGGGCAAGAAGGTCGCCGGGACTGGGAACAAGCCGCGCGGCCTCAAGGTGCGACGCGAGTACGTCGTCATGGCCCTGGGCTGGGGGTTCCCGGGTCGCTTCCAGGAAGCGGGGACGATCAAGCAGCCCGCACGCCCGTTCGCGACGCCGCCGTGGATGTCGATGACCCAGCGGATGGCGAATACGCTCCGCGTCTACGTCACCGCACGACTTCGGAGGTTCCGATGAGCGACGATCCGATGGGCCTCATCATCGCGGAGCTCCGCGACGCGAACATTGCCGGTGGACGCGTCAGGGGATACGAGCCAGCGAACGGCGACGCCCGACCTGCTGGCTCGTTCCAGCGGTTCGTCGTCATCGTCGACCTCGGTGGCCCGCCGGTCCGTGAGGTGATCCAGCGGCTGCGGTACGTGCTGCGCTGCTACGGCGCGACGCCGCAGGATGCTCGCGCCCTCTGGGGCGACGTCCGCGCGGTGCTGCACCTCGCCGGGGTGCGATCGAGCGGCGACGTCCGCGTCTACCAGACTCGCGACGACACCGGCGGGAGCGCTCACCACGACCCGGAGACCAAGCAGCCGTACTACGACGGGGTGTACGATGTCACCGCCGGGTTCAATCCGGCGGTCTGAACTCGGCTACGGCCGAAGGAGGAACGGGTGGTCGACCCACGGGCCGGCGGCAGTAGTCACGCGCGGATCGAGAACATCGAGGGCCAGCGGGTCCTCGTCGTCGATCGCCAGCCGCCGATCCCACGATCGCTCGATCTCCTCATCTCGTCGATGCTCGTCATCGAGCGCGCCGACATCCGTCCGAAGGGCGCGACGATCACCTGCGAGCAACTCCGAGAGCATCGGTTCGCCCTGCTGCGTCGCGGTCGCCACGTCGGTCTCGATGGCGTCGTCCGCGACCTACGCATCGACATGTGCCGCGACTGCGGGGCCGCGAAGGTCCTCGACGTCAGTCGCGACGTTCTCCCCGGGCTGAGGATCGGCGCGCGAGGCGCCGCACGACGCGAGGTCGTCCTCGGCTGGTACACCGGACAGCGCCGAGGCGCCCGCGAGTATCGTTGACGTAGAACCTCGCCCGGTCGGAGACGCGCCGACGATCGGAGACGAGTCGACTCCTAGGCGCAGGAGGAACGCGAATGCCTACTGGCATCGGGGTGACGTCGGATACGCCGGTCAACCTCGTCGTCGGCGCGGGGCTGCTGCTCCGCAACCATGCCATCTTCGGTGCGTCGGTCGAGAACAACCTGTTTGCCGTCGAACGGGAGATGTTCACGCCGGACCTGAACGGCCTCATGGGAGACCTGAAGGGCACCGACTACATCACGCGGTCCGTCGGCCGCATCGAGGCGACGATCCCTGAGGTCGGCGCCAACGTCATCGAGGCCGGCATCCCCGGCTCGGAGGTCGACACGTCGACTCCCGGCATGACGATCATCAGCGACGCCGAGACGCGCCGCATCCCGGACTCGGCGTATGCCGACTGGGAACTGGACATCGACCGCCTCAACGGCGGCCAGTTCCAGTTCGAGGTCGACAACGCGATCAACACCAACCCCTTCGAGGGTGAACTGCAGGACGACGGTCTGTTCGCCCCGCGGTACATCCTCGCGGGACGTCGCGACGCTGCGGACCCGACCGCGTCGCCGTGGCGCATCCGCATCCTCGACCTCGCGTCGTGACCAACGGAGCAGAGCGGTCGGCCCAGGACATCCTGAGTCGATCGCTCCGGCTCACCCTGGGCGGCGAGGAGCGCGTTCTCGCCGTCCTGTTCATCGCCGGCAACGAGCGCTGGCGAGAGTACGAGCGCGCGCAGACCTCCGAGTTCATCACGTCGCTGGAGATCGCCGGGAACGACCCGCGGCAAATCCTCGCGGAGTTCGGCACGCAGGTCGACCTCCAACTCGATCTGCTGTACGCGTACGACACCGACTGCGGTCATCGCGTCGGCGTACTCCCAGCGCGCGAGGTGCTGAAGGAGTCGCTGTACGAGGACGAACTGGAGATGGCGCTCCGGGAGGTGGTGAAGGCCGCAAACCCAAAAGCCGTCGCCGCCGCGTCGCTGATGGCGCAGGTGATGAAGGCATCTTCGGAGCGTTCGAGTTCGTCGCCGCCGAGTACGGCTGGCACCCGTCGGAAGTCCGCGAGACACTGACAGATGAACAACTCGTCGCGTATCTGGACGCCGCTGCGGAGCGCGTCACGCGACGATCGCGCGAGTCGTTCGAACAGCGCGTCGAGGCCGCCCGAATGGGCGCCGTGTTCGCCCACAACTCGCGGGCGTACCGTCGCTGGCGCAGCGCGTTCGAGCGACTGGCGAAGAAGCCGAAGCAACTCGCCCCTGACGCTCTCGAGGCAGCGGTGATGCGCGTCGCGGAGATGTTCCCGAAGAACGTCAGTCGAGGGACG